GCCACGCTTGAAATGAATCTCGCCGGGGAGACGCCTCGATGTGCGGTCGCTTCGCGCTTTACAGTGCTTACCCGAAACTCGCTCGCAAGGCCGGACTCCCCAGCACCGATGGGCATATCGCCCCTCGGTACAATGTGCCGCCCGGCTCCTGGATCACGACGGTCCGTCGGTCATCGGGCGATGAACCGCCTGAGACGGCGGATATCTGGTGGTTCTACCGGCCCCATTGGATGAAAGGCAAGCCGCGCCAATACAAGAACGCTCGCTGGGAGAGCGTCGCCAAGTCAGGGCTATGGCTTTCCTCTCTACGCAAGCGCCGCTGCCTGATCCCGGTCGACGGCTGGTATGAGTGGGACAAGAACATCGACCCTGGGGAGCCTTATTTCCTCTGCCGCGAAGACCGCGAGCTATTGATGCTCGCCGGCATCTGGGCCGAGCGAGACGATGGCAAGCCAGGCGTGGCGATCATCACCGAGCCGGCGCGCGGGCTCGCTGAAGAGATCCATCATCGCATGCCGCTTGCCCTGGATGATGAGAGCATCGAGCCCTGGCTCGACCCGGATCTGAGCGACCGTGATGTGGTCCGCAACGTCACCCAGCATATCGATCACCGGATGCTGACGAAGTGGCGCATCCATAAAACGGTCAACAAGGCCTCCGATAAGCATGGTGAGGAACTGCTCAATCCCGCTTGACGAACTGCTACAGCCCGATTCATACGGAAACTGCAAGCGATCCACTCAGGTCCTATCCTGAGGGTTAGCGGCAAGCAGTGCACCAGGATGGGCGCAGCACACGGAACGTGCGTGATCTGGATGATCGGCTGCGAGAGCAAGATGCTCGGAATTGCCCGTCTCGACTGGCCCGGCTTACTCAGCCGGGCCTTTTCTTCGCCGCTTTCTTGCCCTCAGCCCATCCGCACGACCGGCAGTTCGTCCCACCGCGTCGTATACCTTGGCGTGCGCCACTGGCTACGCAAGTGCCAGGCTGCATTCTTTCGCCCGCCGCCCAGCTTTACCGTGCCGGCGCCATGCTCTCGATTCAGCTTGTCGAGCGTGGCCATCAATCGCTCGTTGCGCCGGCGCTCATCCTCGCTCTGCGGCGTGGCCATCAGGTCGAGCTGCTCGCCATCTCTATCGCATAGATCCATCAGCATCACGCCCGTCTTCTGGTATGCGAACCCCTTGCGGTAGATGCTCTCGAGGCCGTGCATGGCTGCTCGAACGATCAGCCGGCTATCGTCAGTCGGGCGCGGCAGCCCGACGACAACGCTCTGGCCATGCTGGGGCTGGTCGTCGCGATAGGGATTCGTTTTCACGAAAACGAGCACCGCGCGCGCCAGGCTCGACTGCTTGCGCAGCTTCTCTCCGCCGCGGGCCGCGTGGGCGCGTACCGCCTCGCGCAGGTCCGCCAGATTGCCTGTCAATCGGCCGAAGCTGCGGCTGGTCATGATCTGTTTTTTCGGCTGGTGCATGTCGTCTAGCTCGATGCAGTCGCGACCGCGCAGTTCCCAGACCGTGCGCTCCAGGACGACATTGAAACGGCCTCGAATTCGCTTGGGGTCGGCTTCGCGAAGATCCCATGCGCTATGGATATCCATGTCTTCGAGCTTGGCCGCAGTGCGGCGGGCAACGCCCCATACCTCGGTCAGCGGCAATTCCTCGAGCACGCGCCGGGTCGCCGGGCTATCGGCCGGCAGCATAGCAACGCCTTCGTATGCCGCCTGCTTCTTGGCCACATGGTTGGCGATTTTCGCCAAGGTCTTGCTGTCGCTGAGCCCGATGCTGATGGGAATGCCCGTCTCTTTTCGCACCTGGGCACGCAGCGCCTGGCAGTGCGCCCCAAGGGTGTCCTCGGAGAATCCATGAAACCCGAGGAACGACTCATCGATGGAGTATACATCCACGTGTGGCGTGTATTGGTGATAGACCGAGGTCACTCGGCGGGAGAGGTCGCCGTAGAGCGCATAGTTAGAGCTGAGCAGCACGCATTGCCGCTTGATGTGAGGCTCGAGCAAATGGGCCGGAGCGCCCATGGCGACGCCCAGTGCCTTGATTTCAGGGCTTCGCGCGATCACGCAGCCGTCGTTGTTCGTGAGCACCCCGACTGGCCTTCCCTCCAAATCGGGACGAAAGGCCCTCTCGCACGACACGTAATAATGGTTGCAGTCCGCTAGAGCGATCATCGCGCGACTCCGCGGCGCAGCGCGTGTACGTTGTGCGTGACAACGCCCCAGGCCATGACCTCGCAGCCATCGAGGAAGATGGGGGGATAGGAGGGGTTGCCCGACAGCAGAGCCCTACAGCCGCCCGACATGCCGAGCTGTTTACAGACGAGTTCACCATCGACGGCGGCGATCAAGATGTCGCCCGGGCGGGGATCAAGCGACCGATCGACGATGAGCAGGTCGCCGTCGTAGATCCCATGACGCTCCATGCTATCGCCCTTGCCGCGGACGTAGAACGTAGCGGAGGGGTGCTGGATCAGATGCGCGACCAGGTCGAGGTCGCACTCGAGGTAGTCGTCGGCGGGACTGGGAAACCCGGCGCGAACCTCGCCGGCGGCCAGCGGCAGCCGCGTCGGTGGGGCAATTTGATCGACGCGGCCGATGATGTCGATGAATATGCTCATGCCGAGGCCCTCGCCATGCGGCGACGCAGGCCGATGCTGTTGTCGTCGAGCCGTATGACGACGTTCACGGCGGCCGCCTCGAGGTCGCGGATCATCGCCTCCCAGGCCTCGGCGCTCTCGCCCTCCTGGCGCTCGATGACGATGCTATGCGGATGTTGCCCGGCCCGGGCGGAGTATGGCGCCGCCGGCGCTCGCTGGGTCTTTGCCATGTGGTGTCGCTCCCCTGTGTATTGCGATGCTGTCGTTTTATACAGTATTCGCAGAGAAGGGAGCCACAGGCAAATGCTAATGGAGTGTCAGCGGGATTGGTCGGATGCCATCTTCAATATGGCGGCAGCGCATCGGTATTGCGGATCTCGAACTGCAGGCTGGCCGTGTAGGCGCTGCCACTGAGGCTGTGCGTCACCTCGGTGAGCAGCCAGGGCGTCTGCTCGACCTCGGGTTTCCAGCCGATGAGCCAGGCGGGGGTTTCGGGGTAGATGTCGGCGCGGCCCTCGGCCAGGTCCAGGCTGAATTCGGCGTGACCGCGCTGGATGCGCTGCCATTCGCTGGTCGCCGCGGCGAGGGCGTCGTCGGCGCTGGCGTAGGTGGGGCGCAGGCGCTTGGGGTTCTCGTCGCTGCCGGCGATCACCTCCTTGCGCTCGGCGCCGGAGACGTCGTTCCAGTAGGCGATCACGCCGGTGTAGCTGTCGCGGTCGCTGACCACGTAGCGGTGCTGGTCGCCGTCCTGGCGGCGGATCTGCACCGGGGCGATCTCGAGGCCGCTGGCCGTGGTGGCGGTGCCGGCGGGGATGAACAGCAGGTTGCCCGCCTTGACGGTGGCCACCGCGTCGTAGCGCTCGGCGAGGCGGGTGAGGAAATTCAGGTCCGATTCGTCGGTCTGGTCGATGTGGGCGACGCGGATGCCGGCGAGGTTCCGGCCGACTTTGGGCGTGAGCTCGTGGCGCTTCGCGATGGTGGTAACGATGTCCTCCACCGTGAGCTTGTGCCAGCTCTGGGTGCGCTTGCCGGGCAGGCTGCCGCGCATATCGGCACTGCGCGCACGGATGCGGAGCCGATCTGGCGCGCCGGAGTGCTCGACTTCATCGACGATGAACGTACCGCGCTCGGTGAGGGGCTCGCCACGCCAGCCGATGGCTAGGGTGAGTTCGGCGCCGCGGGGCGGCAGGGCGAGCGCGCCGTCGTCGTCGGTGAGCACCAGGTCGAGCTGGTCGGCCTCGAGGCCGCGGCGATCGGTGAGGCGCAGGCTCTCGACACGGCCACGGAGCCGCGGCGTGATGGCCTGGCCCTGCAGGCTGATGCGGTAGTCGGGGGAGCGCGCCGGGCGGCCGCGCGCGATAGGCAGCAGGCTCATGCCAGTGCCCCGGTGATCGCGCGCAGCGCGGCGCCGGAGAGCACGCCGAGCTGGTCGATGCGGTCATCGTCGATGCGCTGCAGGGTGAGGTCAAATTCGATCTGCTGGGCGGCGCCGTCGTTGAAATGCCGGCTCTTGCGCTCGGTCATGGACTCGATGACGTAGAGACCGTACATGGTGCCGGTGCCCTCGATCAGCGGCCAGGCCGCGCCCTGGTCGGCCATTGCGCGCAGCTGGTCAAGATTCGACTGGCCGCCGGTGAACTGGGGCATCAGCGTGCCGTTGAGGGTAATGGTGTCGTCACCCGCGCCGACGAACTGCCGGGCCGGGCGCAGGCCGATGCGCGAGCTGCTGGGGTGGCGCCACTGGGTTTGCCGCTGGAGTTCCTGATAAGCGGCGGTGCCCAGCGAGAACACGAACATGCCGTAGACCATCATCATGGGCGAGCCCTCTATTACGCTGTCGGCACAATATGTGGTAGCCGCTCAGCTGGTCGTTGCTACTAGATATTGAGAATTTCTCAGTCGATGTCGTAGAGCGCTGAGCGGCGCTTGGCGCCGGCCTCGCGCGTGGCCTGGGCCAGGGCGCGCTGCACCTCGGCGGCGACGTAGCGGGCCAGGGCCTGCTCGTCCATGCCGGGGGCAGGGTTCACGGTGATGTTGATATCGCCCATGACCAAACCACCGCCGCTGGCCGCCGAGATCGGCGGGCGGGTGTCGAGCGGAATGTCGGCGACGGCCGGCAGGCTGGCCGCGCCGATCGCCAGGCCGGCGCCGGCCTGGCGCATGCGCTTGCCGAAGTCGCCGATCTGCCGCAGCGGCCCGGATTCGTTGGCGGCGAGCCCCTGCTGATAGCCGGCCAGGGTGTCGCGGCCGTGGGCCATGAACACACGCGACGGCGACTTGATACCGAGGGTGTCTTTGAACCAGCCGGAGACGCTGCCGGCGATGCCGGTGATCTTCTCCTTGAGGGCGCCGAACTTGGCGGATATGCCGCCGATCAGGCCATCGATGATGGCATTGCCGAGGCTGCTGAATTTGGCGGGGACGTCGATGCTCAGCTTTTCGAGCCCGGCGACGATGGCTTTATAGAGCAAGCCGATGGGGTTCCAGTTGAGCAGCAGCGTCATGACGGCACCGAGGCCGCCATCGAACGCGGCCTTCACGTCTGCCCAGCGGTCCTTGAAAAACTGGCTGATATCGCCCCAGTTCTTGTAGATCAGATAAGCGGCGCCGGCGATGAGCGTGATGGCGATGCCGATCGGGTTGAGCAGGAACAGGCGCCCGACGGCGGCGAAGGTCCGGCCGAGCCAGAGCAGCGAGTTGCCGAGGAGCTTGATGCCGTTCTTGGCCAGCTTGCCGAGCTTGCTATCGGCGACGCCGGACTTGATGCCGAACATCTCCATGCCATAGCGGACCATAGCGATCGGACCGAGCAGCGAGCCGAGCGTCAGGGTGACGGCGCCGCCAATGGCCACGATACCGGCGAAAGCGGCGAGGCCCTTGAGTAGGGTGGCGACCAGGGCGGGGTGCTCCTTGGTGAATTCGCCGATGGCATCGAGCCAGTCGTTGAAGGTATGCAGCAGGTCGACAACGGTGTCCTTCAGCAACGCCCCTAGCCGACTGTTCTCGTTGAACAGATGATTGAGGGTGATCTGCCACTGCGCGGAGAGGGCGGCATTGCGCGCCTCGGCCTCGCGGACCATCGAGCCCTCGGCGGCGGCGCTGTTGGCCAGCTCGAGCTGCCGGCGGTATTCGCCGACGTTCTTCGCTAGCTTGGCGGCATCGTCGCCATATTCTTTGCCGAACAGCTGGGTCATGACCTGGAGCTGTTTGGCATCGGGCAGTTTGTTGACGGCCTCGAGCACCTTGAGGATGGTGCCGGTGGCGTCCGTGGGCATGGCGGCCTGAATGGCCTCGGCGCTCATGCCGATCGCATCGAGCCCCTGCTGGAATCGCGCCGGCTGCATCTTGGCGATGGCCAGTTCGCGAATCATTGCGCTCGATGCGGTGCCGGCGACCTCACGGCCGGCGCCGAGAGACAGGAACGACGAGCCTAGGGCGGCGGCATCACGGAAGCTCATGTTGACGGTGCCGGCGACGCCGGCGACCCGCTTCATGACGTCGATGATGTCGCCGCCCTGGGATTGGGCGTTGTCGTCGAGATAGTTGATGGCATCGCCGAGGGCACTGATATTGGCGATCGGGATCTTGTAGAGGTTGGCGATCTTGCCCATGTCTTCGCCGATCTGATCGGCCGGCAACTCGAATGCCGACGCGGTGATGGCGACGGTTTCGGTGAACGCCAGCAGGTTCTTCTTCCCCACGACACCCATGCGCGCCCCGCCTTCGGCCAGGCGGGCCAGCTCTGCGGTGGCCATGGGCACGCGCTCGCCGATCTCCTTGATGCCGGCGGCGATGTCGTAATAGGTCTGGGTCAGCTCGCCGTTGACATCGCGGGCGCCGTCGACCTGTTTCGCCACGCCGAGCATGGCATCCTCGAAGGCCGAGAAATCGGTGACCACCTTGAGGATCGGCAGGCTGGCCGCCACGCCGGTGGCGGTCGCCGAAAACCCTGCGCCCTGCATCGCGCCGGCGCGGCCCATCGAATCCTGGTACCGGCCTGATGCTTCGTTGGCTGCACGCTGTCGTCGGGCGACCTCGCGCAGCTCGGTTTGCTGCTGCTCGAGCTGCTGGTTGGCTTCGCGCACGCGCTGGGCGAGCTGCTGCTGCTGCTCGCTGAACGTGCCGGTGACGCCCTCCACCTGGTTGATGGAGCCGCGCAGGGTCTGGAGCTGCTGCTGCTGGTCCTGGTACTGCCGCTTGAGTTCCCGGGCCTTTCGGATCGCGGCGTCGCGGCTGCGATTGAGCTGTTTCGTCGGGCCATCGGCCTGTTCGATCTGGCGGGTCAGTTCCTTGACCGCGGCCTGCTGCTCTTTCAGCGCATCCGCACTGCCCTCGCTCTGCCGCTTGAGCGCACGGAAGGCGCGCATGTCGGCTTGGGCCCGCTCGAGGTGCTTGAGCTGGTCGCGGCTGGCCTTGAGCGCCTCGGCGGTCTTTCCGCTGCCTTCGCTGATGCGCTTGAGGGGCTTGGTGACCTTGTCGGCGAGGGCCATGACCAGCCGGAGTTTGAGGTCGCGATCGGAGGCCATGGCGGATCCTTACTTGGTTGGGGGCTTGTCGGGTTGGCTGCGGAGCCGGGCGCGTTCGCGCCATTGCATGAGATCGAGCAGGGGCATGTCGTTCATGTCGGCCGGCGTCCAGTGGAACA